TATAAAAGGTATAACAAATTCTATATCAAAAGTCGCCGGTACAGGTGACAAAATGGCTAGAGCATTTACAAAATTTGTCAGAGGATTAAAGCCAGTCCAAGCTACATTCGGTGTTATTGGTAAAATTGGCGGCGCATTTAAAATGTTAGGTAGACAATTAGGTAGATTTTTCTTACCATTGACTATCATATTTTCGGTAATAGATTCTGTTAAAGGAGCATTCTCTGGATTAGAAGCAATTGGTAAAGATGCTGGATTCTTTTCTAAAGCTGCTGCAGTATTAACAGGTGCTATTGGTGGATTTATTAAAGGATTCTTTGCTATACCATTAGACATGTTACTAAAACTAATCGGCTGGCTAGCGGGTAAATTAGGGTTTGAAAATGTACAAGAATATATTAATACATTCCTTGATGAAAAAGGTGGATTAGCTGGTATAGTTCAGAGTTTAGTTGATAATGTAATTAACGGTATCAAAACACTGGCAACAATGGACTTTGGTGCTATAATAAAAAATGCTAGCCTAGATTTATTAAAATTAGTTAAAAAGGTTGCACTATTCCCATCAGCTGTAGCTGCAGGTGCAGGTGCTGCTTTATTCAATATTTTAAATGATCCTTTAGCAGCATTTACAGATAAATTTAATCAAACATTAGCTTTAGGTGATGCTCAAATTGATGCAATGAAATCACCAACTGGTAATATGGAAGGTGAAGAGATGATTGCAACATCACAAGAAAATGCTCAGGGTGCCCAGGGCGGACAAGGTGATGTTAATGTTGTTGACGCATCTGCAACTCAAACTGATGCATCAGATAAATCAAATAACTTCTTTAATTTCCAAGGTATTGGATTTCAAAATAACGAAGCAGTATTAGGATAAAAAAAAGGGGAGCTTTCGCTCCCCAAGTCATGTAACAATATGTTATTATTATGACTGCTTAGCCAATCTATCAAAGTAAGAAAGAGTATCTTCCTCGCCTTCATCAGTTTCGAATGGCGCCGCATCTGCTGTAGCCATAGTTGGTTCTTCAACAACTGGTGCTGGTGAAGGAGTTTCCATAGATACTCCAGCCTCGACACCTAATACTTTATTCAACTTAGCTTTCAGTTCGTCATATGACTTATAGTTTTTCGGATCAGTGAAGTCAGAAAGTGAGTACAACTTGTTATACACAGCTTCCAATCTTTCTTCATCACCTTCGAATAAGGCGCTTTGTGAAGCAAACTCTGACTTATCATAGTTTACCCAACCTTCGACTTTTCTGATTTTAATCTTAAAGTCAGCACCTTCCCAGAAATCATAAGGATTTACTGGGTCTTCATCCGCAAATTGTGGCTGCATTACATCCATGATTTTATCAAAGATCTTTTTACCAAATTTGTAAAGGAAAACTTTTCCTTCATTTTCCGGATTAGCAGGATCAGAAACGACCAAGACATTTGATACATAATGTAGACGTCTTTTCCTTTCCCTTGCAGTTGCTTTATCCTCATCTCTACCTGAGTTCCATAATACAGAATTCATTTCAGATACAGGGTCTTCTTGACCAATTGAGGTTAAAGAATTTTCAATATACCATAAACCAGTAGGTCCTTTGAACCCGTGATCCCAATACCTTACCCATGGAAGATCTTCACCTTCTTGAGCCGGTAGGAATCTAATCACGGCATAACCATTTCCCGCTTTATCCCTGGTAGGTTTCCAAAACCTATCATCGGCGTATGATGTGGTTTCAGTTTTAGTAGATACTGCTTCCGCAGCCTTGACGAGTTTGTCGATTGACGAGCCTCGTGAGCTCTTAAGATTTGCAAATGACATTATATTTCTCCTTGTATTGCATTGTATTTACTGAATTATCCACTTTATACATAATATAATAGTTTATGCAAACTTCTCCATTAACACAGTTTTGCACTTGTTAATGTCGAAGCTTACAAAGGGTGTATACTTCTCGATTTTTCTTTTGTTATCAGGCCAAATAATGGTATCTGATATCTTGGAATCTTCTCGTTGTACAAACCCAAGTATGGAATTTAGAATCACCACTGTTTCCAATGTAATATCTTCTTGCATCCACATTTGTACGATCTGTGGCTGTTGACCATCTACACTTTCGAATAGACTATCAAACTTAACACCAATATTAAGATCGATTATTTTATTTATATCAATAGAAAACATTCGATGAATACTTTCCTTGATTTTTTTATATGATGAATAGTAACTTTCTGCTTCGCTATCCATCATATCACCTACATAACTCTGTTCATTAATAAACTGAGAAATGTAAAATTCTTTTAGATTGCCGTTATACTTTTTAGCCAACTTAGCAAAGAAGTATTTATCCTTTCGCTTAAAAAAAGATTGTGGCGTCACATTTGATTTAAAATTATATTTCACTGCATCATAGCCAGTTTCGAAATGCAATTTTAAAGCATTGTATAGTTTATAAGACTCATACGGATCGTTCATATTGGTACTATACCTGTGTGAATTAAATAAATTAACAATATGGTTCCACATACAATAAGCCATTGAAGAGCTGCAAAAAAGCCATCAACGATTGATTGCAATAGTTTAATCATATAGGTAATTTATTTCCTTTTTTAACTCTAATTAAATTTAAACCTGACGCTTCTGCTTCTATCTTTTCTTTTAAAGAGTCGGTCAATAGTTTTTTTAAGTTACTATAGTCCATACCTCTTTTTTCAATTATAAAAGTAGCAGCATCTATATATGTTAGATTCCCCTTAGCCACAAGTTGTTCTACAGCTGTGGAGAATCTTTTCTTTGTCATGATTTTTACATCTAGATCTACACTCATAATACTCTAAGTAATATACAATCGGCGTTAATTCTACCATTAGGTACACTGATTTTTGTAGTCAGAGTGTCCCATACTTGTTTGTCGATTTGTTTCATAGTTTTGTTTAAGACAAGTGGAAGTATTTCATCAGGCTTTCTTAACGTAGCCGTTTTACTTGTATCGCAAATATTTTTGATGGTAGTACCACTTACCTCAAACCCCTTGGTTGAATTTGTTTTATACATTGTTAGCTTTCTATTCTTAACATTGTATACGTATAAGGTTTCTTTACCAGGTATCATTACTGGATTGATTGATGTTAATTTAGCATCAATATCATCTGCCTTATACTTTAGATTTTTTACCTGTACATCTGATGACTTAGGCTTTGCTGCCCTAGGTATTCTAGTTGTTTTGTTATTTGTTTTAAGTCTATCAATGTCATCCATAATCTTTTCTAAGAGTGTCATCATTTTCTTTTTGTTACCCTTAGAGATATGGGAATATGCTTCTACAGCTTGATCACATGTTTTATTATACGCATCAGATACTAGATCATATTCAAACTGTACGTGTTCTCTAAACATATTGATGCCAGCACCCTTGATTTTATGTAGTGACAATAGACTATATGCAGGGAACTTAATCTTATCAAACTCTCCATCCATCCATTTATCTACAACCATTTCATCAAAGTCACCCATAATAGTTTGAACAACTTTAGTTCTCATTCTTTGAGCTGGTGTAATAACCGGTTTCTTAGGTTCATTTTTTACAGCTTTAACAATTGTTCTACCTTCTTTTAGAAGATCTTCAAGTTTAGCATTGATCTTATCTAATACAGATAAACCATCTACTTCAGAAATCATTCTATCAAGTGGAACACCTGAATTATATACCCTGACATTGTTACCAATACCAGCATTTAGTTTCCAGTTATCGACTTTTTTCAAAGCCTGGATATCTTTTTTATTATACCCTAAAACTTTTTCAGCATATAACAAAACTACCTGCACGTTTGATTTGGCGTTATGGTAGTAATTAAAATAGTTAGATGCTTTATGATATGCACGATTGATATCCTCAACCGTCTTAAATTCTTGACCATGATAATTAGGTTCTGCACCTAAGTATTTGTCTTCTAATGTTGCGCCTCTTTTAGCCATAGTTACTCCTTAAATAATTAGTTATATTATACCACACTTTTTGTTGAATGTAAACAGGCGGGACACACTTTTTTTGATATGATAAGGAGTAGTGTGTGCATCCCGCCTTAAGTTTAACCTTCGTAATTTTTAACTCCTATTACAAAATTTTCAGCTGCACTCTCAGCATAAGATTCTGAGTGGTTAGGGTACCATTCAATGCTGAGTGATTCACCATTGGATATCATACGTATTCCATAGTAATTACTTTCTAAACCTACTGTACGTAGTACCTCTGCAGATCGATTTGAATATTCACCTGAACCTGAAAATTCAGATAATAGTACATAATTTGTTTTAGCCATTATGTGTTATCTCCATCCTTATATTTAATTTTTGATTTATCAAACAATGATTGGCCTTTACTATTAGCTACACACTCTGAAGACCAGAATGCAAATAAGCCAGCTCCACCTAATAATAAAATCATTCCTAATATTTCCATATTATTTTCCTATGTGTTCCACGTCCTTGCGTGGGATTACTTGATATGCACCTTTATTATATGCCGGTGCAACTGTAAAGTTTTGTGACTCTTCTTTTTTCCATGAATCATCCTGCTGCGGACTATAATTCATTGAAATTGGCATAGACGGATATTTTTCACGATGATCATCCATCTGCTGCTGAGCAAAACTTTTTGTTTTTGTAGTCATCGGTACAAACTTTGGTTTACTGCGTTTAGTCGATATTGACGTGGTCTTACGCTTTCGGCCATGTATATCATATCGTAAACTACCAGTATAAAAACTTGTCATTCCCATTATAAATTATTCCTCTCATACGCAGCAATAAGTTCATCACCTTTTAGTTTTTTACCAAACGTGTGAATAAGCTTACCATCTTTTTTTCTTTCAATTATACCATTGTTATATGTGGTATCACAAACCATTTGACCATTTGATGTGTCCTGTGGTCTTGTGTCATACCACATACTACTAAATGAGTGGATGTGTATACTGCTAACACCTTTAGCCCATACCTCAGCTTCTAATAATAAACGTTGTCTTTCTACTGTATCGGCATATTCTGTCATTGTATTACCACCCCGTCAGGTCTTTTTTTGATTTCTTCTAGCAATTCAGCCAGCTTAGTAGACCAAAGCTTTTTAAACTCTGGGTCTTGAGCTCTTTCTCTTACAGCCAATAGAGCTTCAATTCTACGAACGTCGGCTTTCATTTGCTTAGTTCCAATCATCTTGCTCCTTCATTGCATTATATGTTTCCATATAAGATGTACCCGCCAGGTAATCCTGGGTTTGCTTTTCAGTGTAGTACATATTTTCTTCTTTGAAACAATCGAGACCGCCAGGACTCTGGTGGCCAGCTTTTTTAACAGTTTTAGACAATTTTGTATAATGGTCTTTAGGTCTACTGTAAACCCTTTTTACAGCCGCTTTAAACTCCATTTCTTCCTGGTGTTTTTTAGCAGCTTCTTTAATCAATTCCAATCTACTTTTCATACTTTACTCCCATTAATAGATATATTATACCACAGTTTACAGTGTTTGTAAACAGTTTTTTTCATTTTTTTTATTCTACCCATACGTGGTTATATTTTTTTGGATAGTTTTCACAGGTGTATTCAATATCACCATAACTAATTACCTCAACACACTCCTTTGTTGTATAGCTGATATGAACATCAGGGTAATCAAACTTCAATAGTAACATGCCATAAAACAACCCTAGAAATACAGACATAACTATTCCGAATGCTAGCCAATCATAGATCTTTTCACGCGTTACCATTAGAACATCTCCAAAATTTCTGATGCCTCTTCGGCAGTTGCATAATAAGACGTGTAACGATCCCACGGCTCTTCGATAGTCATAGTCTCACCATCTTCATAGGTGTACTTAGTAACACAAGTCTCACCGATGTAAAAGCCTGCAGCGGACTGCATGACCTTAGGACCTGACATTGAAAGAATTTCTTCACTTGATGTTTTAAACATTATATACCTCACGATTTCCAATTTTACCAAATGGTTGCTCTACAATATTGATTACTGAACAACCGTTATCTTCTTTAAGATCTTCTTTAGAACAAAGATGTTCCATTTTTGTGATGACATCCTTGTCATCTTCTGCCCATACATATTTTTCAATCTGGACAACGTAACGTTTCATTACGCTGCCTCCAACATAGATAGTGGACAATTCCAAAGCTTACCATCAATTTCGACTACCGCTTTAGTTCTTTTAATTTGAGTAACAACTCCATGTTCTGAACCTGACCTAGAGTTTACAATAACATTAGATCCAACTGAAATACTACTTTTGACATCCATAGCTTTCATTGCCCTAAGTTGCTTTTGTTTGATTTTAATAAGGCCGATTACCTCATTCATTTCATCAATAGAAGAGATTCCATTGATTGCGTTCATAATAGATTTTTTCATAATTTAACTCCTTTCATCAATTTACCCATATATTATACCATGTCTGGAGAAAAAGTAAACAGTTTTTTTAAAAAAAAGTATATATTTTTTAGACATATTTTTTATATAAAACATCTTTTATATAACTGTTTTTCCATTTTATTAGCCTCTTTCTCCCAGGGCTGATCATCATACTTAACATTATCATAATTACGTTTTTTCCATAGATTACCATCTAGTTCTTTACGCAAGAATTGTTTTGCATGTACCATCTCATGAGCTAATGTCTGCATTTGATCTTCGAATGGTATTGTCCTGTTGATATCAATATCAATATCATGTGTATCACCATGACAATAACCCCATGCGCCTTCATCCATTACATTTTTAAATCGTATTGTTATTTCACGATTGCGTAATCGATGTACATTTAGCTCTTGACATAGTTTTACAGCGTATGATAATACTCTATCTTTTTCTTTGATATGTGAGGGTATGTTAATAATTAACAATTAAAAGTTTCCTTCTTGTCTAGTTACAACTTGTATACAATTAATACCATTGGCTTTCCACATGTCTACAACTTTATTTCTATCATCGTAAACAATATCTGGATCTTGGCCTAAGATATCATCTTGCCTTAAAAACTCTAATATGTCTCTTTTGAATATTTCGTCTGGTCTGTAATCACCAGGACCTCTCATGAAAAGAATTGGATTATCAATTCCTATCCAATTTCTTATTTGATCTATAGTAACATCTCTTTCAGTATTATTTCTGGCTGAGACAAACATAACAGTATCACCTTCTGCAACATGCATTTTTGCTAATTCACAAACATGTTCTATAGGTGTATCATTTACAGTTTCAGCTTTAAATGAATCCCAATCATTATTACCATTAGACACAAAGTGTCTTCGATGGTTACAATCAGCAATTGTACCATCAACGTCAAATACTACGTTCTTTATTTTATCCTTAATCATGTTACCATTATACCACAGTTTTGACCTGTTGTAAACAGTTTTTTGAAAAAAAATGCACTTTTTTTATATCAATATGATATAAGACCTACACTTTCCATCACTTCGATATTATTTATGACTGCAAATGTGAGTAGAGCATTGGGAAAGAGCAATTCTTCGGTATTGTGTCCAGCCAAATTAATCATCATAGCTCCCCAAAATAACTTAAATGCAACTATTTCTCCAGCACTTGGGTGTTTGCCGAGAAGAGGATTTACTTCATATACTCGTGGAGATTGTAATCCTCTATATGTAGTATACGCATCAAGCGCATTAATTATATAAAAATATGTTTTTATATTGTTATTAGACTGTGAGAATGGTAACTCTTTCAGATTTACCTTTGACTTGTATGTTATCGACTTGAGTAAAGCTTCGTTCCGAACACTTTCCAGCAGTGAATTGTGATAACAACACTCGAACCCCATCATAATTTCTTGTTTGGCCTTCGAGTCGAGCTGCCAAGTTAACGGCATCTCCAATGACGGAATAGTCAAATCGAGATTCTGATCCCATGTTTCCGACGATGCAATCCCCGGTGTTAATGCCAATACCAACATCAATGCGTGGTAAACCTTGTTCTTCCAACTCTTTAATAAGTTCATCTGCTGCTTCTAATATTTCGATAGACGTTCTAACCGCCATATCTGCGTGATTTTCACAAGGTAAAGGAGCATTCCAAAATGCCATAATACAATCTCCCATATACTTATCAATGGTTCCTCCATTTGCAAGTATAATTTTTGTCATGCGATCTAAATAATTATTTATAATCAATACTAAGCCCTCTGGATCATTATTGTTTTTATAATGCTCTGATATTGGAGTAAATCCTACAATATCCATAAATAGGAATGACATTTCCTCTCTTTTACCACCGAGTTTTAAAAGTTCAGGATTTTTTTGTAGTAACATAACCTGTCTTGGATCTAAATAAGTTTCAAACTGTTTCTTAATTTGTTGTCTTAAAACAAATTGTTTATAGAAATTATTAAAGCTCGTTGAGGTGAATAAAAGTATATATAATATTAGTGGATAGCTAAGGTCGAGGAGTATCTGAAATTCGCTCCATGAATGATATACTCCATATCCACTCAAAGAAAGTATTCCAATAAAAGTAAGAGAAGAGATAATAATCGATGAATAATAAGCGGTTAGAATTAGAATTGATCCGAAAAAGAGTAAAGAACCAATCTCAACAGCATCAGCCCAAATCGGACGAGATATCGATATTCCATCCATTATTGACTGGATGGACGCAGCTTGAATATGATGAGATGATCGCAGACCAGCAGGTGTTGGAATTTGAGCAGAAAGTCCCTTCGCTGTCAGTCCAATTAGAACTGTTTGACCTTGAAGATCTACGTCCTGTAACCCATTGGACCCGTACTCTATTTCCTTAAATTTATAGTTAGGATTAATCCACATAGAACCATTACTATCTGACGTGATACGGAATGGTCTAAGAATTAATTCTTCTATTCCGCTATCATTTACCTTTACTGTATATGATGGTTTTTCATTTAAAACACGAATAGTTTCTAATGCAAATGATGGATATAATTGATCATTGATTTGAGATATTAATGGTATACGTCTTACTAATCCATCAACTTCTGGCATAGCATTAATTAAACCATGTCCCCATGCGCCTTCTTCGATTTGTGGTATATTAGTTACTAAACCGTCATATTTAATTACCCAGTCTAGTGGATCACCAGTCCCAAAAATGGCAGTTCCTACGTATGGTGCCTGTGAACTTTTACCTCTAGAATCAGCATCCTGAGCCAATATAATACCATTATCTTTAACCCAAGAGGCAAAAACTTCATCTCCACCTAGTCTATCCACCTCTGGAAACATAATTGTAAAGCCAATATACCCCGCGTTTGCATTTCTGAGGTCAGATATCATTTGAGCGTATATATGTCTAGGGAATGGATATTGTCCGTGCACGCTGAGTGCATCTTCTCCGACATTCAATAGGACTACCTTACTAGATTCACGCTCGTGCATAGTTCTAATATAAGAATCAAAGGTATTTAGTCTTAATTGTTCAATAAGTGGTAAATCAATGACACGTAACGAGAGTAACCCAATAAAAAGTATTGCGGTTGTCCATATTGATGTTATGTATTTCATATAATATTATTTATAAAATCTTTTACTAATTTTTTATTTGGTGAGCTAAATGTGAAAGTTATTCTTTCACCTACTGATACTACTCTGTGTGGAATTGGATTGTCTTCAGTCCAATATGTATATTTTATTGTCCATTCATTTTCTTTATCATATATCTTTTGATCTTTTAATTCAATGAAACTTTTACTGGATGTAGAGTATGTACATATTGCATTATGCATATTGGCCTCTTCGTTTGTATGCCAATCTAATCCACCTCCTGGCGGGTAATATACAGCTAGCATACACTGTAAATTAAATTTACTTTCTATAGAACCAAAAAAATTCTGGACTTTTTTATCATTATTAAGTAGTGAAAATGGTCCTGGTTTTAATTTGTTTTTTTGTGAAAAAATGTAAGTTTCTATACCGTCAAAATAATTCATACTTTATTTGAAAAGGTTCTATTCTTTGCAGCGTGTTTTCTTTCATCATCTCTTACACATTTAATCATATCTGATAATTTTGCGTTTCGTGCAAGACCATAATAATCTCTAGCAAGCTTCGGGCAAGCTACATTTTCTAATTTACCTATTTCAATTTCGTGTAAATAATCTGTGTATGATCTTACTGCTTCTTTTTCAAAGTAATGAACCATTAAATGCGCAGTGCTAGGAAAAAATACATACATTATAAAATAAAAATTCCAAAAGATTCCTTGAGCAGCTAGTATTAATAACCTCTCAAACATATTTGGTTTTGCAATTTCAATAAAGAACATTAAATGCATTCTTTCATTTTCTGCTTCAGCTAATAGTTCTCTAATCATTGGACCATAACCAGTTTTCATTTGTCTTAAACTTTTTAAATGAATCCACATACCTGCGACCATTCCTGGTACGCCTGCTATTGTTTCTAATACTACGGCTCTATGTCCATATCTTTTTCTAAAGAACATATCAGCAAAAAATCGGAAGAACTTGGTCATTCCCATCGCGATGTTTTCTTTCATTTAATTACCTTGTGAAACGTTTACCGTACACCCACCAACTGTGTAACAGGTGTTTGTAATTGTATATGTTTGATTTATTGTACCTTGTTGTAATAAATTTAGTACGGTTGGCTCACTACCATCTAATGTTATTTGTGCATTATGATTTGCACTGCCTTTTTGTGTTAAATCAACTTCTGAACCATCAGCTGTTCCATAAAAATATTGTTGTGCGTAATGGCTACCACTTCCTTCTTGCCATAAATCAACTATAGTATCGTCTGCATGTATATCTAAATTAAATGTATGTGATCCGTGTTGATAAACATCTACTGTATTATCATTTCCCCATATATGTCTACCATAAGTTGCACCATCATATTGAACTACGCTTTCAGTATTACCTGTACCATCTACATCTCCACCCCAACCTTTACCTGAGCCCCAATAAGATACCCAACCAATATAGTTACCTGACCCATTTTGTTCAAAAGAGAATGTATTACTAGCGTGATCAAATGAAAATCTTATTTCATTATCATAACCAATTTGTGTTATATTTAAACTAACATCATCACCACTGCCTACTTGCTCTACGTGTACATGATTATCATCAGCATATAATGGCATAGCTAAAAAAATACATGCACCCCATGGCATGATCCAATATTTAAAAAATGTTTCTCTTAATTTTTTCCAATTCATATATGTATTTATACTAGTTTTGATTAATAATTACGATAATATCTTCAGCATCATTCCCTGTAATAATACCTTGATAACCAGGTGTTGTTGCATCTAATGTAAAATTACCACCTGCTGCAAATTCTATTTCTATCACACCATTTACATTTCTATATAGAACAAGATTACCATCACGTAAAAATACATTAAATTGTGATTCATCGTTTAAACCTCTTCTTGCTCCTTTAATATCAAATTCGCCTAGTGTATCAAATAAATCTGCTGAATCAACAATGGCTAAAAAATCTAATAAAAACTCTACATCTAATTCATCTACATCGAGTTCACTAAATTCTTCTAATTGATCTTCTTCTAATTCGTCTTCTTCTAACTCATTAAACTCTAAAAAATCTATATCAAGTATGCCTTGATCGTCATCTTGTTCGTCTTGTAATTCTTCTTCTATTCTTTGTTTTACTTCAGGTGGAGGATTAACAATAAACATATTATCAATTAGAGCCGGTGTAATACCATTGATAACAGTTTGTGTAGTTGGTGGTGTTTCAGTTGTTGTAACCATTGTTGCAGCGTATGCTTGATCAAGTGTTACCGTACCTCCATTATTTGAAACTTCTATTACACCTGATGGATCACCTTTATCATCAGGTAAAAGTATAACCAATGAGCGTCCTAACTCATCAATTGTTGTCGTAAAATCTGTACCACGAACTGCGATTGTAGCAGTTGGTGTTTGTATGTTTATATTTGCTTTATTGACTAAACCCAATTTACCAGACGCAAATCGTGCAGTTCCCATTGACATTTTTAAAGCCATTTTTGATAATGATGGATCTGGGTCGTAATATATTTCGTCTATTAAAACTAGTGAGTGTTCTTTTAATTGTAATTCGGCTTTATCTAAAAATTCAATAAGCATTCTACCTTTAGCGGTTTGTGCTTGATCGTATAATTCTATTTTATCTGTTTGAATTGCTTCTTTATCACGTAAAACTGATGTTACGCCTGTGGATTCCCTTACATCACCAATAGGGTTAGCAAAACTAACCCCACTGATGAGTAAAAGACTAAGAGTCGCTGCCGCTGTCTTTTTGATTGATTGTAATAATTGCATTATCCGATGTTACGTCTAATACGATATTAGCATTTGGACTTGAACAAGCAACGCCAGCACCTGTAGCACATGTACCAGATATTTGATTAATATCAATATCTGCACTGTCACCAACTAATGTAAGCTCTAAATTTTGAGCTCCATCGTTTTGTAAGGTGTTAACATTATTTGAGTCACCTGTAATATCAAAATTCCAAACATTATCATCAGATTCAAAATCTAAATCAAATACGTTTGAACTACCAATCAAGATCAAATCAGCATCTAATCTTTCTGCACTTACAGAATAACCCTGATCAATATCAAATGTGTTACTGTCACCAGTTACATCAAAATTATAATCAGAATCATCCGAACTACCAATATAACCGATATTCCAATCAATTTCATTTGAGTCACCTGTAAAGTCTAGCTTATAGTATGAACTATCAGCTGTGACAGGACCAAACAAAATATTTTGGTTACCAGCAAAATCTAAATCAAACTCTAAACTTGAACCAGTAATTGCCATTGCAGAACCTGAACCACTTGAAAAGTCGTCTCCTCCAATTTTGTTACCGAATCCAATCTGATCAACATATAATTTTAATGTGTCACCAGATTGTGTGATTTTTATTTCATTGTCATCAGTGGCTTGTGCGAAAAGTGAAGATGTCGACACTAAAACTCCAACAAGGAGTATACTATATAGTTTATTCATTTTCGTTTTCCTCTGTTAACGGGTGTTTCGCATTCGCACCGTTACTTTGGTGCGGATGACGATGACCGTCTTCTATTATCCAATAACCACGATCGTGGCCTTGGTACACTAATTCCAGTACACCTGCTTCAATAGCTGTACGTACTGCATATGTCACAGACTCATTATTTCCCACACCGTCCTCATATTCCAACAACGTGGTGCTTTGATCGACGAATCGAAATATATCACCACTTCCACCATAACTAAGAATTGTCTTCTTAGCTTGAACGTTTAATAATACTTCTCCAGTTAAAACTGATACAGCTCTAATAGAGACGGTTACAACATCTTGTTGATATCGTTTACTCTTACCAATACCCAGTAATCGCGCGCCTCGACCACCTGTTTGAATATTAGTATCGTAACCAATAATTCCACCTTCAATAATCATACCAGCGAATAAGAGTGGATTTAATGGTTGCGGACCACCGTCGCCCGCAAACTCTTGTCTTGCACTTCTGATAATCTGACGCTCTCTTACTAGATTATCGATTCCTTGTCTTTCTACTACTCTAAACCAAGTTCCGCCACCTGCTGTTTTTAATGCATCGATCAACATTTCAGTTCCGCCCTGGGTGACTGCAGTTGAAAAGTCAGCGATTCCTGGTCTTGATTTTCTTTGTCCTGTTTTATCTACAAAATTGTATACTGCAACTACTGGTCTTTCAGTTGCAGGTGGTAGATTTAATAATTCTACATATGATGGTAATCTTACTACCTCAGCGTCTTCAACACAAATATAACTATGATTTAATGTTTGATCTAATAAAGCTTTTGTATTAGGAATAGTTGAACTATCAAAAACAACTTCGTGTTCTATTAAACCTCTTTCATAATCAGATTCTTGAAAGGTAATTTCTTTGCACTCTTGAGGTTCATCAGACCATAACGGAGTTGATGATTCATTTAATAAACCAATAGCAAGTAATAATACTAATACAGCTTCCATTTAGCCACCGTCCGGATCTTGGCCAAAGTTACCAGAACCGATTGGAATTTCTAAAACAGTTGTTGTTCCATCGTCCATAACTATAGTCATTTTAATATATTCTGTGCCATCTGCATTTGTAATTACTTCATAGGTAACTGTATTACCTTCTAAAACGAATGATCCAAATCTAACTGC